CTTAAATTTATCTTTAGACATCACAAGCGCAAATGGCAGTGACGAGCAATGTGATATAGCGATAAATATAGAGCAAACTACAACAGGAGGTACTATTGATCAAGAAGTAACAGCCTCTATTCTTTCTAATCCTGGTAGTTCTACTCAATATCGTACGGGGGATGCAGAGGTGCGGAGCGACTGGGCTTTTCTCTCTTTTCCTAGGGCTGTTTATTATTTTCAAACGCCAGAAAATATAACAACTGGCAATAATGAAATAAGAGAGATTGATTTAAATACGATTGTTCCTAACAGGATCTATGACAGCAGGATTGTTCATAATTATGCTTCTAGGGAAGGCGATGATGTTTTTGTTTACACTATTTATCAGGCTGTAGACGTTGACATGAGTCAAGAATATCAAGTCTACTTGACTAATACAACGAGAGTTAAAGATGACGAAAGGTACCTTGGTAAGGTAACAAAATACATAATTCATACGAGATTAAATCTTTTGACAGGCGAATACGAGCATAAAATAAATGAAAGCCCAAATACTGGAAATGCAAATGCTGTTACAGGCCAATTGGATGAATATGACGCTACATCAAACTTACAGACTGGAACTTGGCTTTTGCGTGTTGCTAGTAGAGCTGATGCCAATCCATCATGGGCAGCTGGTACTTGCTCGGCCAATTGTACAATAGATCTTGATTTCTTTAACCGTCCTTATCACGGCTTTGCGGATAATCCTGATAACCGATTTTCTTTCAATCCTGAAGCCATTTGGAGAGAGTCTTACGAAGGCGATTGGCTTTATGCTTACAGAAGCCTGTCATGGGACAATATTGCGGCATCAAATATTGACGGGTACGATCTTAATGACTTTTTAAATTTATCTTACAAAAATAGCTTCTTTTGGCATGGAATTGATACAAGTATCAACAGGAATACTTCCTCAGCTTTTAATAGAAAAGATATAACAGGCACCGCATGGGAAGGCAATACACCGCTAACCAATACATATAACGATATTGAATACATGTACAGTTTTACCCAGAATGGTCCTACTATTTCTTTGTGGAGTGATTATTTTGACGGGTCAGTCCCAAACGTACCTGATGATTACAGCAGCTGGAGGAATTGGACATTTATTGAAGGTTATAGTTATGTTTATTCTGGGACTCTTCCCGTAGATCGAATTACAGAGAATGTCTATTCCGAAACGATCTATACTTTACCTAACTTTTCTCTTGCAGAAAATGTCCTAGAATCAGGCAGTAAAACTGGAGATCGAATAAGTTATTACCGTACATGGTTTAATTTTGTGCCTCTTGATTCTATAAGAATAGTTACTTATGAAATAACCACAGAGACAATAGATGGAATACCGCAGCAAATTATCACACTTATAACAGCCTCACAGGGTTATACGTTTTATGCAGGCGATGTTATTCAAATAAGTGAAGATGCGGCAATCAATGGCCAATATGCTATCTATCAAGTCAATTCAAATATTGAATTCAAGGTGAGCCTTCCAGGATCTACCAACACAGCAGGAGCAATAGCATCTACCGGGATAGCAACTAAATTGCCTCCAGCAGCATAAGGAATACTAGTTCAGCATTCTGAAGCCTGTGGCGCTACAAATTAGGAGGGGGACTTCTGCGGATGTAACCTCTGAAAGCTTTGTGCCACTACTTGGTGAGCCATTATATTTAACTGACAATCAAAAGCTTTATATTGGTGACGGCAGTACTCAAGGCGGAAATGCTATTGGTGGGGCAACTGATTTAAATGAATTAACTTCAGTTACTTTAATCGATGAATCAGTAGGAGCTTTAGATTTATATTCAGTTACATCAAATACTGTTTTAATAACATTATCAGTAGGTCAAAGTGCTTATTATGTAGGGCTACAGGTCGTCATTTCTAATAGCTCAGTCGCAGCATTAAATGGCACGCATACAATTACAAGCATTCCGACAGGCAGTCAGTTCACCTTTTCGCTGACAACTGCAGATGTAACCTCTGCAAGTGTTACGGGTGTGGTAACACCAAAAATTCCAAATGGAAATGTTTTAGCTTGGAATGAAACAAATTCATACTGGGAAAATGCTCAAGCACTTTCTGACGTAGTCAACGATACCACTCCGCAACTCGGCGGAAACCTGGATACAAATAATAAAACTATTACTAGTACTGGAACTAATAATATTGAATTTGATCCAGCGACCGGGCAAAATGTAATACTTAAAGGTAATGCAACTGATGGTTCAGGACGAATTAAATTAAATTGCGAAGTAAACAGTCATGGTGTTGTTATTAAAGGTCCACCACATAGTGCAGCAGCAACATACACATTAACCCTTCCTAACGCACTGCCTACAGTTGCAGGACAATCTCTAACGTCAGACACAAGCGGTAATTTAAGTTTTACCACCGTTAGTGGAGGAGGCGTTGCGACAAGAACAAGTGCCAATGCAACTACAGCTTCTATAGCCGACGGCGCATCTGCTGACATGACAATTACTGGCGCAAAGTCTTATATGCTTATGTCGATTCAAACCAGTGCAGCTGCCTGGGTTACTGTATACACAAGCACTGCTACCAGAACCTCAGATGCTTCTAGGAGTAGCAATACTGATCCATTGCCAGGTAGTGGCGTTATAGCTGAGGTTATTACAGGTGCAGCAACTACTCAAAAAATCACGCCAGGGCTATTAGGTTTCAATGATGAAGCTACACCCACCTCAGACATTTATTTGAAGGTAGAAAACCAGTCTGGATCAGCCGCCGCCATAACAGTAACTTTAAGTCTTTTAGTCCTTGAGTCATGAGCACTTTTGAGTATGTTGTTACGCTTTTAAATCGCGGTGATTTAGATGCATTTTACGCTGACATGGAGACACTGGGACACACTCGTGCTGAGGTGCCAGAAAGAGAGGTCGAATGTTTTCAACGAAGAGAGATAAGTAGAAATACTCATTACCTGCTTACTGAAGAAGAAGCTGGAGCTCTCAAGTCTGATGACCGGGTTAGATGTGTTCAATTGCTTGACGAAATACCTGAATTAACTAAGAATGCATCTCAGACATCTTATTTCAATAGGGGGTATGTCTCTGACAGTAATCATACAAGTCATTGGCACAACACTGACAAAAACTGGGGATTGTATCGTAATTTTGTAGACACAAGTACCGCAAACTGGGGAGAGGAAAGTAGCAATGCAAATGCTTTTCCTAGAGTCAATGCAACAATCTCATGGAACTTAGAGGGGCAAGACGTTGATATTATTATTAATGATGACCTAATCGACCCAAACCATCCTGAGTATGCGATCAATGATGATGGCACAGGCGGATCACGGGTGCAAAATATTGACTGGACTGATTATTTGTCTAGTGGCAGTGTTGCTCATTGGAAAAGCATTTTCTTTGATTACACAGAAAACCATGGAGCCTTGTGCGCTTCTAGTGCTGCTGGCAATACGCATGGATTAGCTCGTAAATCAAATATTTACTGTCTTGAGGCATCAGGAAGGCCTAAATTCGCAAAATTTAAAGCTACGAGAACAGGGTCTCTTTTGACAGTTGTTTCTGTAGAATCTGGAAGTGAACCTATAGCTGTAGGTCAAAGAGTTTATGGTACTTCAGATACAAACATTGGCACTACAAGAACAATCTCTAGTCTTGGCACTGGCACTGGAGGCACTGGCACTTATTACCTGAGTTCAGCTCCATCAGGAGATCATTTATTCGTCGACGATTATTTCACTGGACATTCGAGTGCTGGTCAAAATTACATGTGGGATTACATTAGAGCTTTTCATAAAAATAAGCCGGTAAATTCTACGACAAATAGGCGCAACCCTACCGTTGTTAACGCTAGCTATGGGTTTGTAACCTATTATTATTACAGTAATTTAAGTTCTGTTCAGTACAGAGGCACGTCATATACTTCATCAAATACAACATGGACAAACGACAATTTACATGGCAGCTTTGGTATTGTTCCTGCCCCATATTTCAACGAAACAAACTCTAACGCTACTCAATTTAGTTACACCTCTACAAGTGCATCGCTGCAATCTGACATAGAAGATGCTATTGAAGATGGCATAATGATTGTCGCTGCGGCTGGCAACTCACAGCATAAAATGGATGTCAGTGGTGGGTTAGATTTTGCGAATACATTTAATAACTACTCCTCTTATTCTTATCATAACGGTGGACTTTTTGGCCCTACTGGTGCAATTGTAGTAGGGGGACTTGATAATGCAATATCTTCAGGTAACGAATTAAAATCAGACTCTAGTAACACGGGACCAAGGCTAGATGTCTATGCCGCTGGCGTTAGTGTTTTAGGCACTGATTCTGGCGACAAAGTTTTTGGCAATATTGTGTCCTGGTCGATAACCAATAATGTGGCAACTTTTAATATACAAGGCGAAAATTACTTTTTCAATAATGCGAATTATGCAGTGTATGGTGGCAATACCGTGCGAATAAAAATACAAATGGACAGCTCTTCGCAATTTAATGGTTACCACGATTTTAAAGGGATCGTTACGGCCAGCGGCGCATCAAATCCAACTGGTTTTACAATTGATTTTACAGCAGCTGATACGTCTCTGACAACTGAAGATGGGTCTTTCTATAGTTGCAGTGAAAATAGCCCAAAAATCTTATATGCATATCATTTATGCGATCCAAGAAATGACAATAAGTATTTATACCACGCAACCGGCACAAGCTTTTCCGCACCAATAACAACAGGATTGGTTGCATGCTGGATGGGTTATTTTGGTCGACTTGATAGAGAAGAATTTAAAGCTTTAATTGCAGAAAACGGCGCTTTGAATAAAATGACTGCAGGAGCAACAGACGATTATGATGATCCTCGTGCTCTCTTAGGTGGTCCCAATACTATACAACGATACAAAGAGTTTCGACCAAGTTCTGGATTTACCTATCCTCAAAACACCCATAAAGCAAGAAGCACAGCAACAGTAAAAGGACAAACTAGTTATGTAGCTTTTCCAAGGCAAAGAGTTTTGAGATACGGGTCGTAGGAACACTAGCCCGTCTATTTAGGGAGTGATTCCCTTTTATCATGTCTGAAGAAAACACCAAAGCCTCCGAGATGGAGACTGGCGGCCAAGAACTCACACCACAGATCAGTGCTGAGGATAAATCTCAGTACAGTCCAGATGAGGTCGCCAATCTCGTTAAAGCACTACGTTCTGAACGTGAAGCTCGTAAAACTTATGAGCGTCAATACAAAGATAAAGAACAGCAACTTTTAAAACTAAAAGATGTTGATTTAGATCGTTACCAACAACTTGAGGCTGATGCTGCCCGTGCGGCTGAGATTGAATCACGTTATGGTGAGACAATTCAAGCTATTGAAGAAAAGTATGGAAGGCAGACAGCAGAAGCTGAAGGCAAAGCCAAACAAGCTGAAACGCAAATTAATGAATTTAAAAAGCGTTATGCTCTTGAGAAGGTATTTACTTCAGCTGGTGGACGAACTGATTCTGCCGACGGCGTATCTTTTTTCGACATGTTCGCAGAACAGATGAGTAAGCGGTTTAGGCAAGAGGCTAACGGCAGCATTACTGTTGTCGATGAGCAAGGTGATCCTATTCTTGATAGCGAATCTGGCAAGCGAATTTCGCCTGAAGACTTTGTAAGCAGTTACAAAACACATCCTGTCTACGGCACTTTCTTTAAAGGAGTCAAGGGTTCAGGTGCTGGATTGAACTATGCCGGGACAGATGCAAACGGAATGCCAGTAGAAGATTTATCGTCATTGTCTAGAGAAGAATTATTCTTAAAGGCATTCGGATAAATGTTTTGCCCCGAAAGGGGCTTTTTTATTGGGAAGAATAGAAGTTTCGGAATTATATGTTAGAAAGCACCCGGTTTTGACTGGCCGTGATGGTTAGCAGGCAGGGTGTTCGAGTTAGAGCGTGATGCTCTGGACACGTTTCACCTTTCCTCCATTAACCACAGGAGTTTAATTCTAATGGCTTTAAATCTATCCGAGGCTAAAAAGCACTCTCGGAACCCCCAAGAACTGGCAGTTGTCACAGAACTGGCTGCTGGTCCTCTGCTATCCGTTCTCCCTTTCCGCGACATTCAAGGCAACGGCCTTTTCTGGAAGCGTGAAGAGAGCCTCGGAGACGTGGGTTTCCGTAACTACAACGCTAACTACACCGAAAGCTACGCTGAGGTAAGTCAGCAGTCTGAAAGCCTTCGTCTGTTTGGCGGAGACATCAAAATTGACCGCGCAATCCTTGATCTAGAAGGTGGCGAGTCACGCGCTTATCAGGTTCAATCCAAGACCCGCGCAATGCGTCTTTCTTGGGAATCCCTGTTCATCAATGGCGACTCTAACCAGTCTCCTTCTGAGTTTGATGGCTTGGCTGCTCGCATGCCGGCGGCTGATCACGCAACTAATTCACAAGTTATTCGTAACGCTTCTAGCGCCGCGACTCTTGACTTAGGTGCTCTTGATGAAGCAATCGACTCTGTTGATGCACAAGGCGGTACTAAGTACTTGGTTATGTCCAAGTCTGCACGTCGTGCTTTGACAACTAAGGCCCGTGCCTCCGCTCAGATCGACATTGCTCGTAACGAGTTTGGCTATCAGCAGATGGTTTACGCCGGTCTGCCTGTCATCGAGCTTGATCGTGACCACCAGAACGCTGCAATCCTTGATTCCACCCCTGCTGATCAATCGATCTATGTGGTGACCTTCGGCAATGACTTGCTGACTGGTATCCAGAACGGCGGCATTCAGGTTCGTGACTTGGGCGAAAGCACTGCTTCTCCTCAAATCATCGTTCGTGTTGAGTGGTATTGCGGACTGGCTATGGTTAATGGCCGTGCTGCTGCTCGCCTGACTAACGTTAACGCAACTGTCTGATTTTTCCTTCTTACAATCAGCGACACTGAGGGGCTTCGGCCCCTTTTTTTATGTAATTGGGAACCTATTACAGACCAAGTTGCTAACAGTTGAGCACTAGGTTTTTAAAATTTTTAGGTATTTATTATGGCTGCACGTTCTACGGGAATGTTCCCCCGCGAAAAGTTTGACATTGACGCTAACTTTCTTGTCACTGCAAGTGACACGACCCCTGGCGTAACTCTTGCTAATATCAAGACCATCCGCGTTGGTCTTGTTAACACGACGATCACTGGCGACGCTACTGTTGTTTTCAACATTGGCGGCCAAGACGTTACTTTCACTGCTAACGATTTCGACAAAAATGGTACTGCTATTGCTCACCTCCGTGGTGCTTTGTGTGATGCGGACAACCTCGTCAAGTACACAGCCACTGCTGGTTCCGGTACGGTCTCGGTAGGCACTGCTTTCCTCGATACAGTCGATAACGTCGGTTGATTTAACAACATACGGAATAATAAGGGTGGCTAAGGTCACCCTTTTTTTGTTATGCATTTATCAAAGCTTCCCACAATCTTCGTTAAGGGTGGCGAAGAGCGCAAAGCGTTTTTTACTATCCAAGCAAAAGAGCTTATTGCTGCCGGATGGGTAGAGAAAGGAACTGAAGAAAAAGTTGCTGAGCCTGTTGCTGAAGTAAAAGAAGAACCAAAAGTTGTTGTTGAAAAGCCTAAAGCTGAAGAGAAGCCTAAAGCACGTCGCGTTACAAAAAAGAAAGTTGAAGAATCATGAACGATGAAGTTCTTTATGTGAAAGGCCCAAGATATCTTGACGGTGTTAATCTTGACGCCGACATTATTTCAGCTGAACCAAAGATCATTCGCCGGCAGGTAAGTGATCCTGTAAATGACGGAAGTCTTGGTAAACCTACATATGTTCCAGGTTCAAAGAACCTAGACGGCACACCTCTTTAATAAAAGCGGAAGACTACAAAGAACTGCGTGGGCAAGTAATGGCAATGCCTCTTTCTATTGCCAAAAGTCTTGGCAAGTCTAAAGCTAAGAAGAGCAAAGTAATTAGTGAATATGGCGGCAAGGCATCGCCTATCAAGAAAAAACCTTTCAATGGTGCAACCAATCGCTTAAGGAGGAAAAAGAGTGGCCGCTAAAGGACGCACCGCCAAATTTTACGCTAGTAATCCTGAAGCGTATAAGAAGAAACTTGCTTATGATAAAAAACGGAATGAGAAGCCAGCACAAAAGAAATATCGGGCGGAACTAGCTAGAGAGCGTAGAGCTAGAGGTGTTATGGGTAAAGGTGGTAAGGACGTAAGTCATACTGCCGACGGCAAATTTAAGATGGAAAACCCAAAAAGCAATAGGGCAAGAAATGGTCACGGCAAAAACGGTAGACTTGCTCCAGGTAAAGGTACTAAGAAATCTAAGCGGTAGGCAGACTAGCCTAGTCATTTAGTGCAATGGCGGTAAGGATAACCTCTGCAGAATCAATCAAGCAGGCTATTCTTGCTGATGTTTTACTGCGTGAAATATTTGTCAAAGTACAGGTCAACCAAACAGGACTAGCACCAATTGCTTTAGGACCAAGTGTTGGTATTCTTGGTATTCCTTCAATTAGTGATTTTGAAGCTACTTGGAAGCTTGCAATCATTGGTTTAACTAGTCTAGAATCTAAGCAAGTAGCAGATTCGCTTGAGAGAATATTTATTGGAGCGTCGTTCAAATTTTCTAATAACGACATCCAGGTTAGTATCTTTTCGCTGGCAACACGAGAAGTTTTAGAATCTGCAGAAGAACAGCAAAAATTAAAGAAAGATGCCCAGCGGTCAAAGAATCTTGAGAAGGCGATTGAATATGCTGAGAATTTAAAAAGCGGCATCGATGGCCAAAGAGGTATTCAAGGTATTGCAGGAGCAAAAGGCGAACCTGGACTACAAGGGCCACCGGGAAGAGATGGACAAGATCTTGTTGCTACTGAAGCCGAGCTTCATGACTTAAAGGATGTTTTTATTCCTGATCCAAGAGTTGGCCAGGTATTAACATGGGATGGAGCTAGTTGGGTTTCATTGTTTGTGCCACAAACGTACAGATATGCTGGAAGCGGTATAGAGGAAGCACCTAATGACGGTAATTATTATGTACGCCAAAACAAAGTTTGGATTCTGCTTTCTGAGGCATTAGGCAATACAGGTATCGAATCAGGAGACTTTGACCCGTAAGGAATACTAGTCTAGCATTTTTACGTCGATGCCAACCCCCGCTAATCGTGCAAAGATACAGGTAGCAAGGGGTTCCTTTACGAATATTTCTGCTAGCCTTTCCGATCTGCTTGATGGAGAGCTTTGTTACGCAAAAGACGAGAATAGACTTTATGTGGTTGAGGGTACAACCCTTACACCAGTAACGGCAGAAGACGATGATGTTTTAGTCGAAGTACATAATCAATCTGGTTCAGATATTGTAAAAGGCAAGCCTGTCTATGTCAGCGGGACTCATAGTTCAGGTAAGCCAATTGTTGAATTAGCTGATAATAATGGATCAGGAACTTATCCGGCGATTGGCCTTGTCCATGAAACAATTACGAATGGTGCTGATGGCAAAGTAATCATCAGTGGCTTGCTCACAAATATAGCTACAAGTACTTTAGGTAGCGCCGGAGATGCTCTTTATATTGATTCTACTGCCGGTGGTTTAACTACAACAAGACCTACTGCTGCAACAGAAAAAGTACAAAAAGTTGGATTAATTACAAGGTCACATGCTTCAAATGGCAGTATTATAATTATTGGTGCTGGACGTACAAATGATATTAACAATGAACTTGTTGCATTAACAGGTGTTAGTTTAAACGCTACTAATTTAGGAACGTTTACTGGATTAACAATTCCAGATAATCAAGACATTAAAAATGCACTGCAAGCATTAGAAACTAAAGCAGAAACGGCTATTGTTGATGCTGATATTTCCGCAACAGCTGAAATTGCGGTAAGCAAACTAGCAAATGGCACCGTTAACCAAGTACTGGTTACTGACGGCACAGATGTTAGCTGGTCCGATAATTTAACGATTGCCGGCAATCTCACAGTTTCCGGCACAACTACTACTATTGATTCACAGACTCTTACTATTGAAGATAAAAATATTGAACTTGCAAAAGTCACGACCCCAACAGACGTTACTGCCGACGGCGGTGGTATTACATTAAAAGGCACGACCGACAAAACAATTAATTGGATTGACGCAACTGATGCATGGACATTTAGTGAGCATATTAATATTGCAGATACAAAAGAATATAGAATGAATGGCACAGCCGTTTTAGCTTATTCTGGATCAGACAAGATTCTTGATAACGTTATTGTTGACGGTGGCACGTACTAATCGGTAACCTAGTTCGCCGTTATATAACGGTGTACCGGCCTACATAGGCACAAAAGGGAGCCACATGGCTAACACTATCAAACTAAGGCGTTCCGCAACGTCTGGGGCGGTTCCTACGGCTAGTCAGCTTGCCTTAGGCGAGTTAGCGATGAATACTTTCGATGGAAAGTTATTCATTAAAACAGATCAAAGTGGTACAGAGTCAATCGCTGAGATTGGCGCAGGTGGTAGCACAGTTACGATTGCAAGCACGCCTCCAGGAAGTCCTAATGTAGGAGATATCTATTGGGATGATGTTGATGGTTCAGCATACATCTATTACGATGACAGCGACACTCAGCAATGGGTATCATTAAGTGCTGCAGCTTCAGCAGTTGATTCTGCATTTATTGAAACTCCGCAATCTATTTCAACTGATAAAACAATTGCTGCTAGTACAAATGCAGGAATGATGGGACCGACAGTTGCCATCAATTCAGGTATATCTATTACTGTCGGAGCTAATTCTCAACTTACTGTGCTTAACTAATCATGGCATACGGAAAAATTAAAGCAGATTCACTCGTTTATGACAACAGTGGCTCTGATGTAGAAGTAACTCTGCAAAGTCTAACGACTAAACTTGGATCATCAGATATTGGATCAACTGTTCAAGCCTTTGATGCTGATACTGCGAAAACAGATGTAGCTCAAACATTTACATCTTTGCAAACACTGAATGCAGGACTAAGTGTTGATGGCCCTTACAAGCAAACAGCAGAAGCAGTGAGTGCTCTTGATATTGATCTTGCTACTGGCAACTATTTTACAAAAGCGATTAGCACCTCCTCCACAGTTACTTTCAGCAACCCACCAGCCTCTGGCACTGTTGGTTCCTTTACTTTAGAACTCGTTTTGACTGGTGCATCTACAGTTATTACGTGGCCAGGTAGTGTTTATTGGAATAATGATGCCGGTCAAACGGCACCAACCCTTGTTGATGCACGCACTCACCTCTTTATGTTTGTTACCACCGATGGTGGTACTAAATATCGCGGTGCTGTCCTAAGTAATTACACGGCTTGATATGGATCCTATTACACAACAAACAGTATTAGCTGCAGCAGGTGCAGCAGGTGCAGGTCCGCTTTATGTTGATGATGTTTTTAGTACTTATGTATATGAGGGTACAGGGCTATCCAAGCAAATTACAAATGGACTTGATTTAGCTGGTGAAAAGGGGTTAGTTTGGTTTAAAGCTAGAGAGTCCTTATCTTCACCTTACACTAATCTTGAATTGCACTGTTTATTTGATAATGTTAGAACAGGAGCTACTGGTGGAAGCGCAGGTGGAGGTGGTAGATTACGAACGGACTCGAGCCAAGGGGCTCAGCCAGATACTTATTTAGACTCATATAATTCTAATGGATTCACAATTACACCAAATTCTACGGAGAGTGCTGCAAATCTTATTAACCAGAGTGGAAAAGAATTCGTCTCTTGGTCATTCCGCAAAGCGCCTGGTTTCTTTGATGTAGTTACATATAACGGTGACCCAAATGGCAACCCTCAAAGCATTTCTCATAATTTAGGCAGTGTGCCTGGGATGATACTGGTTAAAAGAACTGACACTACTGAAAATTGGCATGTTTATCATAGGTCTACTGGTGCTACTAAGTATTTAATTTTAGATGCTAATAATTATGAAGCTAGCGGATCTAGCATCTGGAACAACACAACACCTACGTCCACTAATTTTACTGTTGGTACTAATGGTGCCGTAAATGGCTCTGGCGGCACCTACGTTGCCTACATCTTTGCCCATGACGACGCACAATTTGGCACGGATGGTGATGAAAGCATTATTAAATGTGGCAATTATACGGGAAACTACACAAGCACTTCTCCTATTAATCTAGGGTTTGAGCCGAGCTTTGTAATTATCAAGGGTACATCCGAGAACACCGATTTTGACTGGAGAATGTTTGACAATATGCGGGGTGTAAACACTGGAAGTAATGATATATCACTCTGTGCTAACACAGCGTCCGTAGAATTAGCCGGTACTAACTATGACCGCGACTATATTAGTTTTACTCCGACAGGCTTTGAGGTAAAGTCTAACGACAATTCGGTTGCTCAATCAGGTAAAAACTTCATCTACATGGCAATCCGCCGTCCGAATAAGCCGCCTGAAGCTGCAACGGAAGTGTTTGCTATTGATACAGGAAATGGATCTTCATCTATCCCAACATGGGACAGCGGGTTTCCTGTTGACATGGCGCTTGCCAAAAGCACCAGCAATGGTGACAGCTTTATGCCAGCAAGACTTATCGGGTCTAAACAATTAAAACCTACTGGACATGCTATCGAAAGTAGTGACGGTTCTTTAACTTGGGACTCAAATGCAGGATGGGCTAAGGACTACAACAGTGCTTATATTTCTTACATGTTCAAACGTGCCCCAGGTTTCTTTGATGTAGTTGCTTATCCGGGTGAAGGAGGAAGTAACAGGTCTGTAGCACACAATTTAACCGTAACGCCAACGTTGTGGATTACTAGAAATAGATTGTCAATTGGAGGTTGGTATGCCAACTACACAGTAGTTGATGGCAGTTGGGATTATCTAAGACTTGATAACGACGGATCAGTAACTGGTGTAGGAGGTGGCCTTACATTACCTACGTCAACAGCATTTTTTGTAGATTCAAGTGGTGGGAGTGATATCAGTGGTGACACTTATATCGCTTACCTATTCGCAACCCTACCCGGCATCAGTAAAGTAGGTACTTATTCTGGTGATACTGGAAATGCAGTTAACGTTGACTGCGGGTTTACGAATGGTGCCAGGTTTGTATTAATCAAAAGAACCGATAGCTCTGGCCATTGGTATCTTTGGGATACAACTCGTGGTTACAATGGAACCACTGATAACTTCTTACTGGTAAATAGTCCCTCAGGGGAAAACGCTAATATAGCCAATATTGATGATCATCTTGACGCATTACCTGCAGGATTTACCGTAAGAGCTTCGTCAGGAGTTAATACTTCTGGTGCAACCTACATCTTCCTTGCAATCGCTTAAACATAACTAACTATGGAAATTAGAAATCGATCAAATTTAGCCTCCGCTACCCTTCATGCTAGTGGCGGCACCTACTTATTCCTCGCCATTGCTTAATCATGGAAATCCGCAACCGTTTAGATGGTGAATTGACTACCGTTAGTCAGTTCAAAGCAACACAACCGAATACTAGCTTCCCTAAGCAAATTACAGCTGACATCCTTAATAGTTATGGGTATGATCCTGTACTAAATGGTCCAGCAGCTACTGTCACTGCTCCTTATGGCGTCAGCATCCGTGATGGCGTTGAAGAGATTGATGGGCAATGGTTTACTAAGTTTATCGCTGGCCCGGTTTTCACTGACACAACCGATGACGACGGCAACGTAACGACAGCAGCCGACAATGAAATTGCGTACAAAGCACGTATTGATGCAGAGGCTGCTAAATCAGTTCGTGCAAAGCGTGACAAGCTCATTGCTGAAACCGACTGGGTTATTGTTATGGCAAAAGAGACTGGAACAAACATTCCATCTGCAGTAAAAACTTATA